GTATACCGATAGTAAATGATCCTAGTGAGAAAGTGTTTCCAGAGGCAACTACTTGGCTTGCCGTAAGAGAGCCTGTAGCAAGTAAACGGGAGTTACCTGTATCAACTATAGAGTAGTGCGTAACTGTACCACTGCCTGTCACTGAGGCGTCTGCTACAGCAGCTACAACAACCTCACGTCCACCACCAGACCTATCAGAAGGGGCAGCAATGGAAAGAGAGGTTGAGTTACCTAGAGTGTAGGTAGAAGTGGCCTCTGCATAACTTGCAGCTTCTTGAGAAGTGATGTCAATTCGGTTAGCCTCAGTATCTAGTACCGTAAGGCCATTGTCGAATACCCTGTTGTTTAGAGTTGCCATTATTCTTGATCCTCAGTTGGGGTCTCTTGTTCCACCTCTGGGTCATAGTCTAGTTCAGCAATACCCATAAGGTCACTGATAACTTCTGGGTGACTACTAACGTCAATACCTGCACCATTAAGGTTACGTAGGAAGGAAGAAATCTCACGCAGATCGTGTGGAGCGACATCACCAGCCTCAATGGTTGGCATCATGTCATAGTTCAGACCGTTCAACTGCCAAAGACGCTCGACCAACTGTTTGTTGAGAACATCGACGATTGCTTGGATATAACTCTCAAGCGCACGGAGGAACAGGTCTGTCTTCGACTTGGACAAGGCGTAAGAACCACCAGATGTCCCAAGAAGAAGAAACTCAGAAAGCATAGAACGTGCAATGTCATGTTGATAACGGCTAACGATAGGGTTAATGTCTATGTTACGTTTACCATTGGATGCCATAAGTTCTACATCAACTAGACGTGTGCTACTGGGCGCACCATCTTTATCAGGGTAGGTATCCGAAGGTAGAATAATGTATCCCTGTTCGTTGAACTTAACGTCACGTAGGACTTGCTGTAGGTTGTGTACGAAGCCTGACTGTGCAGCGGAAGCATCTCCTGAGAGGTACTCAGCAGGGATACGAGCTACAGGAATACCTGCAAGTTCACGCTCTACTGCAATAGCTTCTATCGACTGTAAGTTGTTAAGATACTCGTAAGAAGTATAAGCATTGCGAAGTATAGAACGACCACTGGGGTCTCCATTAAGGCTAGTAGTACGGTAATACAAAGATTTATTGAGGGGAATGTAGTTACGACCACCCATGAACCCCACTTCTTGCTCAATGCCTAAGACATCACCAGTCTTTTGCTCTACATCAAACTTCGATACAGTCCAAGGCGCACGGGATGCAATCTTACGTACACCAATACGTCCGTCAGTATACTTAGAGTTCTTCTTCGGGGAACGCTCAGTAGGACCGACACGACGCTTGTAGATAACCTCAAACCAACCGAAGCCATACGACAAATAGGATAGAGCATCCGATATATGGTCATCCAGAGTGTGATCCATATCATCAAGGACACTCTCGACAAACTCTTTCTCTACCCTAGCTGCATCACTGTTATCAGCAGGTTTTACGTGAAGATCAATATCACGTAGTATCTGTTCAACAGAATACATGACAGCACCTACGGTACTATCGTTATCACGCATCTCACGATACTTACGAATAGCTTTCTTGCCACGAAGCTCAGGCAGGAACTCATCAGCACGGATTTGACCGTTGTACGTATTATCGCCAGCTACACCTAATGTGGTTTTAGCTTTCGCCTCTGAGAGTTTCTTTACCATTGTATCTATCGCTTCTTTACTATTAGCGTGAAAGTCCCTTAACACTACTGTAAGCGAGGGTCAGTTTGGGTTTCGTGTATCCGTTGAGTGAGAGGTCTGTAATTGCCCATACGAGGGCATCAAGTCTATCTGGGGAACCAATCGACCCTAGTGGTTCCCATGTTCTCATTTGTGTTTCTAATTCGTTTAGTGTAGCCCCATCCGGGGGATTAGCTACGTGCTTAACAAGACCACGCTCGTATAAGGCAGATATGGGTTCAGCACGGGCAAACTTACCGCGAGATGCTCGTACAGCTTTATAAGGGACAGTCTCATCTTCACCGTGTATGGTTGTTCTAACCATGTCACCACCTTGGTTTACCTCAGCTACAATACGGTCAGCTTGATGGTGGTGGTATAATTCTATGGCCTTCATAGCCCATCCCTGGGGAGACAGTCTATCTGTGTAGTCACCTAAGACGTAAGCAACACCGTTGACATCTATACCTGCAACGACAATACCTGTCATATCACTTTCAGCATTAGATGTAACAGCGGGATCAAGTGCAACGACAATACGGGCTAAGTCAGGTACATCCTCATGTTTAACTGAGGCATCATCTAACATAGCCGTAGTCCAAAGTGCGCCTTGAGCTTCCTCTAGCACTTCAGCGTAGAGTTCCTGTCTACCTAGCCGTGTACCTTCGTACTGTTCCTTAACAGCAGTTAAGTATGTACCTGCAAGGTTAGATGAGTTATCAAAGGTAGACCCTGTAGTAACTATAGTCTTAGGGTCTTTGAGTATCTGACGTATTAGCTTAGTAGGCTTAGGTGTAGTAGTGACCATAATACGAGGGTGTTTCCCAAGCCTCATACAGAACTGTAACATAGACCATGTGTCCATATCCTTGTTCCAAGCAGCAGTCTCATCACACCAAGCTAACTCAAACTGAGGACCACGTAGACGCTCAGGTTCCTCAGCAGAGAAGAACTGTACTTGTGCGCCATTGTCCCACGATAGTGTCCGTTTGGTTGGTGACCAATCAGGGAAACCCATCTTCTTACCTGCGAAAGTCTTATCACCCTTCCAACAGACACTAAGGAAACCACTCTCGCCCTTAACCATAACACGTTCTATGTCTGAGTTAGTAGAGGCTACAGCAGCAATACGTTTAGTACCACGCTTTACATTCTCTCGTACCCACTCAACGCCTGATCTAGTCTTACCAAAGCCACGACCAGCATTAATAAACCATGTGTTCCAGTCACTACCGTCAGGCTCAAGTTGGTTATCTCTAGCCCAGAAGTTCCAGTCATGCTTTAGTTCGTCTACCTTACGTGGCCCTAGCTCGTCAAAGAGTTCCTTGACCCTAGCAGCAGGTAACTCACGTAGAGTATCAGCCGTTATCTTCCTCTGGGGTCGGGTCATCAGTGTTCTTTCCTAGTAACGACATGAGTGTGTCGGTTGCACTCTCGTCTAAGTCTGGGTCAGTATCTTGTTCGACTTCAATGTTAGTCTGTGTAGGTGACCAACCACCCTTACTACGTAGGAATAACTCTTGGGACTTGAAGTCACCTTCCATAGCTTGGTCGATGACCTTACGCCCAACAGCACCATTGATCTTCGCTCGTTCTTGTTCGATGAACGACCCATAAGTCTTATACATGGTAGACAGAGAACGTGGAGCATAAGTCAGATGCTGCATTGAAGCTATCATTTGACGTATGGCTATACCACCTTGGATACACTCCAAGATGTGTTTCTCTACGTTCTTACTGTAAGGTAGCTTCTCAGCCATACTAAAGTTCCTGTCTTTCAGACCACGACAAATAAGATGTACTTATGTGGGTAGCGCAGATTCTATCCTATCAAGATGTCAGCAAGACCCTTTACTCTTGTTCTTATGTTTGGAAGCATACGTCTTGGTTACTTGTAGGAAGATTGTAGAGACAACAACTAGGAGTGTACTTAAGTATATACTTAAGTTTTATACTCTACTGGTTATACTACATAGTGGAAAAACTTAAGTTAATACTATAGTAGTCTCTCTCTTATTATACTATAGGGACATTTTTTTAGTTTTGTAACACTAGAATCACAAGTTTTTTCTGTGAATCTTATAACGTGTTGTAATCTAAAGAAAGAAAGTTTTGTGGTTTCTGCTGTTTTTTAGGCAGTGTGACATTTGTACAACACTTTTGCTTCAGTGCCTTGGTTGGAACATGGTGTGGGGGACGAAAGTAATTTCTTGTTTTGGATTCATGTGGGGCAGCCCGAGGCCACTGATTCGTTTGTGTATGATCAGGGGGGACCCAATGTCAACCCCCTAGTCTGTTGCAATTATGTTACACCTCTGGTTTGTAGTAGTCCATGTTCAAAGAAACCTTGACAACTGTTGCAAAGTCTAAGCCCATTTTGAACAACTCCTCAGCCATTGCTTCCTTAGTAAATCCATCTTCCTTATAGATGCGAGCTAGCTTTTTAATGTTTGAGATGTTTGATTCGTATGCCATTTTGTCGTTTCCTTTGTTTCTATACATACTTTATAGCATATGATTCGTTTGTGTGCAAGTGTTGTAATTATGTAACACATTGGTTTAAAAACAGGGGTTGACAGAAGTTTTTACTTGACGAGGCGAGCGATTCGCCCACCACCCCCACATTGATTCGAATGTTACATTATCACACAACGACGAAAGAATTGAACACTTGTTCACTTACTAACACCTTGCCATTGTTACAATGTAACACCACCGACTCCACTATATGACTCCCGCTAACACCATGCACGATACCATTGAAGACTCGCCGCAATACTCACAAAAACCGTTCTCACAGTCTGGCTCTAGTTCTGCGCTATACTCCTCACAGTCTAAGCTGGTGCATATGGCAGGGACTACCGACTCCATCGCGTGGTGGGCTATCAGGTCAAGTCCAGACTCATAACCATATTGCTGGGCTAGTATCGCCAGAGACTCGTTGTTGTTACGTCGTTTCATTGTACTAACTCCTTTTCGTATTGCTTTTCGTACTCCAAGGCGCATTCAGCCGCAGCCTTACAAAGCATTACCTCTTTACCACTCATTGTTGCCGCAATTTGTTTTGCGTACTGCAAGCACTCTTTTGATTGCGCTTCTGTGGCTGCGGTAACTGCAAGCGTAAGCGCTAATGTCAAAGCCTCAGTGCTTGTTTTTGGCTCCGGGTAGTTCATTATGCTGACTCCTTGTCTATTTGACTCTTGATTGTTTGTAGAGCGTCGATTAATTCGCTCAAGTTTTCATAGTGAATAATTGGCTCATTGCCCGTGATAGGCCCATTGGGATTGCGTAACATAACCTCTTGTGTGTCAATTTCCCCGTACCATTCATGTTGAACTATGGATACTTTGAATCCTTTGTGTGAGACTCTTACAAAATTCATACTTACACTTTCGTCGCTCATTGCACTAACTCCTTTTCTAAATCACGCACAAAACCCGTTGCGTCACTATACGCGCCACCCTTGGCGAACAAAAGCACAAACGCACCTTGTTCATCTAAAAATCGTAAATCGTGCTTGTCGCCGTCCACTACGGGTCTCCCCATGTAGCGCGACGGTTTAGGCTCATTGCGCTTCAAACGCACCACAACAACGCAATTCATGCCGTTGTTAAATGCTTGTTCAATGTCCGAGTCCGTGGTGTTTTCGTGTACACTGTAGCACAACGAATAGTTCGGGATTGAGTCCACATTCCTATTCATGTCCTTTGTGTAATCCCAAAACATTACGTCGGGATTATCCGCAAACAATTCCGGCCACAGTTTTTCAAAACGTAAATCTGTTGTACCATTCGGACGCAACGCCAAAGGCACACCCATTTTCTTTGCTTTGCGTTGTAAGGCGTGAATCTCGCGTTGTGCTTTGGCTTTGAATTGATCACGAAATTGGAACCATATTAGAGTCCGAACCACCCTTGCAACGTGTACGTGGTGAACCCCTTTGTTAACCATATGCCTTTGACCATGGCCTGATTCATTAAGGCAATTTGAACCGCAGCCAAGCGTAGCGTTGGCGCAAGTATTAAACATACTTGCAAACGATGGTGCGCCATAAAAGGCATTTGCCAGAAAATCTTGACCATCTGGGTTCTTTTCAAGTTTTGGGCTAGTGCTGAAAATATTCGGTAGCTTGTCCCATATCAGAGTCCCGTCTGGACGTGTTGCGCTTGCAATTTTTGCTTTAGCTTGACGCCTAACGGTTTTCCAAAAGTCCGAGTCGTAGTATTCACGTAATTTTGACGAACGGTTTAATTCACGTATAAGCATTATTTTGACTCCTTGTACAATCCAACTAATTTTTCTAGGTCACGTATCACGTTTTTGACGTGGTACTCTTTATCTGATTCATCTTTAACCCAATAAGCAATGGTCGCAGCGTCTGACAATTCACGCGCGTAATACTTGAGATTTAATAGTTGATCTTGCGTAAGCATTATACTGACTCCTTTTCACATGTTACATTTGCGTTATCATTTTGAAGCGTAGGGGTCCACTGGTCAAATAACCCTTGGCAATCCTCAATTGTGAGGGCGTGGTCTATTACAAATACTAAATCGTAAACCGTTAGAATAAAGCTATACAACTCCATTACACCGACTCCCCTATCCAAAACATTCCTAAAACCGCGCCAAATAACATTGGCATACCAAGCGCAACAGTCCAAACCGTTGGCAAAACCATTGCACCAAATAGCGCAAGTGATATTGCCGCGCCCATTAATAAACCTATCAAAATGTTTTTCATTAAATAACCCATGTTTTATCAACCTCTACTATTGAACCGAAGGCTGGTATTTTACAGCCACTTTTTTTAATAGGATACAAACGCATGACTTGTTCTGTTGCAGAAACTAGACTCTTTGCGTCAATCAACACATAACGATTTTCACCAAGGCCGCATTTATTATCCAAGTGCGCTAAGTATGTTTTTAATGTCATAGTCTTAAATCCTTTTTTGCGTTTGTCCCTCTATTCTATAGGCGATTCGCAAAACGTCAAGGGGAATCGTAATTATGCCTAAGAGCCTCTATTTTGGCCTTAGAACGCCGACTCTAGTTTTAAGGTGGTATAGGTCAAAAAAATGATTCGCCGCATTCTAAGCGGAATCTTTGCTTATCACAAAAACGTGATCGAATGTTACAAGGGGTTGACGTACAGAGACTCGGTTTTTGTAGAACCGAATCAACGCAATAAACGAATCACTGTAATAATGTAACACCTTGTCGCATTCACAGATTCGCAATGGAGTCAACTATGCCAAAACTATTTTATCGAATCAGTTGCAGAATTGTCACACTGTTGCAAATATGTTTTGTCAAGTGTTGCAAAAATGTCGTTCACGTTCTGTTCTTTGTTCCCCTTCTGTTCTTTGTTCCCCTTCTGTTCTTTGTTCCCCTTCTGTTCTTTGTTCCCCTTCTGTTCTTTGTTCCCCTTCTGTTCTTTGTTCCCCTTCTG